CCCTCTACGGCGACCCCTACCAACTAAGACGTTCGACCGTCCCGAATTGGCTGCCGTACGTTCCGGCTGCACCTGTTGGCGGAACGACCGGACACGGCTTATCATCCATCGAGAGCGGTGACACATACTTGGCAGGCTCGGTATCGCAGGGCCTTCACCAAATAGAATCAGGAATCACGGCATGAGAATTCCAAGTGGCAGCACAGACCGAAAGATTGGATTCGTGGCCGTCGACTCAACGGACTTGAAGACTCGTGAAACCGGCCTGACCACATTCACGGTCTACCGATCGAGAAACGGCGGGGTAGCAACTGCGATGACCACCCCAACCGTGGCCGAACTAGACGCTACAAACATGCCGGGCGTTTATACACTCCTGCTCGACGAGGACACGACGCTCACGGCAGGCAACGACTCCGAGGAAATGATCCTGCATATCTCTCAAGCCTCAATGGCCCCAGTCACTCGAACGGTCGAGATCTACCGACCAGAAACGACCGAGGGCAACACGCTGGACGTCACTTCCACGGGTGCGGCAGGCGTCGACTGGGGCAACGTCGAGAACCAATCAACGTCCGTCACGCTCAGTGGCACGACGGTCGGTACGACAACCACCAACACGGACATGGTTGGTACTGATAACGCACTCCTGGCCGCATCAGCTCCAACGAACTTCGGCGACCTTGCAATCACTTTGACGACCGGAAAAGTCACGGTTGGTACGAACGACGATAAGACGGGCTACGCACTCTCAGCAGCAGGAGTTGACGCTATTTGGGACGAGGCCCAGAGCGGCCACACAACAGCAGGCACGTTCGGCTATTATCTCGACCAGCAAGTCAGTCTGGCAATCGCACCAACGGCCGCATCCGTAGCCGATGCTGTATGGGACGAGACCCTATCCGACCACCTGACAGCAGGCTCGACCGGCAACGCGCTCAACGCGGCTGGCAGTGCTGGCGATCCGTGGGCGACTGCAATCCCCGGCGCGTATGGTGCGGGTACTGCGGGCAAGATCCTGGGCGATAACATCGACGCAGCAATCAGCAGCCGAAGCTCACACGCAGCAGCAGACGTTTGGGATGTGACGACAAGTGGTCACGTTACAGCGGGTACGTTTGGTGAGCAGTGCAAGACGGACATTGACGCGATTCTGGTCGATACAAGCACAACGCTCGACACCCACATGGTCGACATCAAGGGCACCGGGTTCGTCAAGGATACGCACAGCCTCGTCAATATCGAAGGCTACGTTGACCTGATCGACGACGGCACGAGCGGGCTGGCGAAGATTGCAACGGACGTCGCGGCGGTGCTAGTCGACACTGGGACGGATGGCGTTGTCGTGGCGGCTGCCAGCAAGACCGGATACGCATTGTCGGCGACTGGTNCCGANCTAGTGCTCGTNGACGGNAAGACNCTNCCTGCCTCAATCCAGATCATCGCGGCCGCGTGTGCGGGCAAGGTGAGCGGGGCAGGTTCAGGTACCGAGGTATTCAAGGGGCTCGACGGGGCCACAACCAGGGCAACAGTAACCGTCGACGCGAGCGGCAATCGAACGGCGGTGACGTACTAATGGCATCCTGATGGCATCGTACAAAGACACATTCGAGGCTCAATCATTCCTGGCGAATACATTCGCCTCAGGGACGTGGCGGGGTACGGGCGTTACGGTTCCAAGCACTGCGGACGCCACCTACTTCCGCCCAGTCGAAGGACCGAGCAAGCAACAATACACACTCGAAGGGCCGTCCACCGAGACTTACGCCGTCGAGGGACCGAGCACGGAACTATACGACCTGGCGGGTAACTGACATGCTAGCGGGTAACTGACATGACGATCAAGCGGCACGAACTGAGCGTGGGTGACACCCTGACACCGATGGGCGCAACCCTGCAGCAGAAGAATGCGAGCGGCGTACTCGCGGCCGTGGACCTGACGGGGCTCACGGTGAAGTTCCAGATGGTCGACTCGGCCGGCACGGTTAAGGTCGCCGAGACGACCACGGGTGTGACGGTGACGGACGCGGCAGCCGGCAAGGTTCAGTACGACTTCCAGTCGGCTGATGTGGATACGGAGGGGACGTTCTACGGGTGGTTCACTGTGTACTCAGGGTCCGAGCGGGACACATACCCCATCGGTGGTCGTGAGTTGGTGATTGTGATTACGGCGGCGGACTAATGGCGATCGCAGTAAAGAGCCGGTGTACGATCTGTGGCCGAGTCGGATGTCCCGGCCATAAGCCGCGAGAGTCGCAACCGCGAGAGTCGGCAGCNAAGAGAGGGTATGGCCGACGGTGGAGGAGACATAGGAAGCAGATCTTAGACAGGGAGCCGGATTGTCGCGACTGCTCGGCAGCCGGCCGACTGACGGAGGCGACGGAACTGGCACCACGTAGCCAAGGTGTCCGACGCACCGGATGCGATGTTTGATCCGTCGAACGTGATCCCGCTGTGTAAGCGGTGTCATTCGATCAGGACGGCACGAGGCGAGTGATAGGGNGAGGGGGTCGGATATTCTACAGATCAGCCAAACTGTAGACCGCACCAAGCCCTTTAAAAATATCGTGCGAAAAATGAGGAGTGCAAAAAATGGGACGTCGCCCAAAACCCGTGACGCTCCACATGCGGCAAGGAACCTATCAGCCGAGTCGACAAGGAGCGTCGCCGCTGGCTGACGGAGCGTTGATCAAGCCCAGGGGTCTCGGCCGATGGGGCGGCAAGTTGTGGGACCGCGTTATCGACTTTGTCTACCAGGCCGGGGGTGGTGAGTGCGACACAGACTCGTTGGTTGGGATGTGCCAGTGGTACAACCAATACCGCCGAGTGCAAGGGTGTCTCGAGAAGACCTCACCGCGAGACGAAGATTACCGGCCGCTGCAGACATCTGCCACGACGGCCTGGAGAAACTTTGTCGACATGGCTTCGCGGTTTGGCTTGACTCCGGCTGATAGAACGAAACTGAAATACGACGTACAGGAGACAACTGATCCGCTCGACAACCTCATTGGGAAGCGTGCATGATTGCAACAGACGACCATGGCCAGCATGTCCAGGAGTACATCAACGGAGTGCAGCGAGGGACCATCGTTGCGAGCCGGCTGGTGAAACTGGCGGTGCGTCGTCACCTGGCAGACCTAGAGAAGGCAAGAGTTGGGAAGCGGTGGTCGTATCGATTCGTTCCGCAGTACGCTAATAACGCGATCGACTTTTTGCAGCTGTGTCCACAGTCCAAGGGAGAGTGGGCCGGCCAGCCGCTCAAGCTGGAGCCGTGGCAGAAGTTCATCGTGTGGAGCCTGTTTGGCTGGCGGCGAAAGAAGGACAAGACCCGGAGATTTCGTAAGGCGTTCATCAGCGTCGCCCGGAAGAACGGGAAGTCGACATTTTGCGCCGCGATCGGACTATTGCTCGCGATGTTCGACGAGCCGATGGAAGGCGGTGCGGAGGTCTACGTCGTTGCGACCAAGGAGGACCAGGCACGAATCGTCCACGAAGAAGCAAAGAGGATGGTTCGGCGGTCGCTGGCCTTGTCGAAGCGGGGCGAGATATTCACGAAGGCGATTACGTTTGCTGCTAACGACGGCGTATTCAAACCGCTCGGAAGTGATTCAGACCAATCGGGCTACAACCCGCACGGAGTGATCAAAGACGAGCTGCACGCCTGGCGTGAGCGACACCGCAACCTGCACGACGAGATGAGCACGGGCGGGGCGGCGCGAAAGCAACCGCTCGAGCTGATCATCACGACGGCCGGCGACGATCGGTCGTTGATCTGGAAAGAGGAATTGGAATATGCGACCAGGGTATTAGAATCCGTCGACACGCGAGTCAATGTGTCCGACACGCTGTTTGCGTTCGTCGCCAGCCTCGACCCGGAAGACGACCCGTACAACGAAAAGAACTGGCCGAAGGCAAACCCGAATCTTGGCGTAAGCGTCAAGGTTGACTACCTGCGAGACAAGGCCAGAGAGGCTAAGTTCAAGCCTTCGGCACATAACGCCTTTATGAGGTACCACGCCAACGTGGAGACGACTTCTCACGAGCGAGCGATAATCCCAGAAGTATGGATGGCGTGCCCGTCAGACATGGCGGACTTTCGGAATGCTGATGCGGTGTTCGGTGCCATCGACCTCGGTCGCAGCGACGACTTCGCGGCCATCGGCTTGGTCGCACAATTCGAAGAGGAAATCCACTTGCGTGGTGAGTCGTATACGTGCCAGGAACGATGCAAGGAGTTGTTGACGGCCGACGTGGCCGCGTGGATTCGCGAGGGGTTTTTGATCGAGCACAAGGGTAATCAAGTCGACTTTACGGCTATTGAAGATCGCGTTGTCGAATTGAGCCGTGACTTGGGGTGTGTCACGAACTGGGCGGTAGACCCGACATTCGCCGGCCAGCTCGGGCAGCGACTGTTGAACGTCCACGGAATCCCGATCTACGAATTTATTCAGACGCCGCGATGTTACAACGAGCCAATCCGGAAGTTCACGCGAGCGGTCAAGGCGGGCCAGGTGCATCACGTGGGTGATCCGTGCATGGGATGGCAGGCCAGGAATCTGACGATCAAGCGGAACAACCGAGACGAATGGATGCCGGACAAGGGAGTTGGCTGGCAGAAAATCGACCTGATGGTTGCGTTGCTGATGGGCTACGCTGGTGTGATCTTTTACGACCGTGATGTTGCAAACGGAACATTCTACGAAGACCATGAATTGGAGGTGTCGTAATGGCAACGCCGGGCACCGGAACATATATCGTGATGGCAGCACCTGAAGTGGCGGAGGGTGTGTACGAACCTCGCAGCCTCGAGAATCCACACCTTAACCTGTCCGATCCGGAGGCGTGGGCCGAGATATTCGGCGATCAAATCGGCACAGAAGCCGGCGTGGCGGTGAACTGGAAGACAGCTCTGACCTATTCTCCGGTCTGGCAAGCCATCCGGTTGTTGAGCAGTTCGGCCGCCCAGTTGCCGTTGGAAGTCTTCCGGCGGACAGAGGATACCGGCCACCGCGGACGTGAGGTCGACAAACTGCATCCGGCGTACATGCGAGTCCGTCGGATGGCGAATCCGTGCATGGCCGCGTTCACATTCTGGGGCCGGATCATGTTCCACTTGCTGCTGTGGAACCGAGCGTTTGCGGTGATCGACCGAACGAACAACGGCAAGATCCAGGGCCTCTACCCGCTGCTACCAGACCGGACTCGTCCGGTGCCGGTAACCGGCGGCCGCATGTTCGCTAGCGAGATCGCGGGCACGATCGAGTATTTTCACGATGTGGATATTCTGTTCTTCGAGGGCCTTTCGTTTTCCGTCGACGAGCCGTGCGAGACACTCCAGGCCGCAAGAAACTCGTTTGCGTTGGGGCTGGCCGCGGAGAAGTTCACGAGCCGATTCTTCAAAAACGGAGCACAAGCCGGCGGGATCTTGGAGGTCCCGACCAGCATGACGAAGAAGGCCGCAGACAAATTGGAGGAGGGATTCAAGAATAAGTACACTGGATTGGATTCCGCGTTTCGGACCGTGATCCTCCGAGAAGGCGCGAAGTTCCATAACACACAAGTGGAGCCGCAGAAAGCCCAGACTCAGGAGTTGCGATCTGAGCAGGTTCGCGAGGTTGCGAGACGCTTCAACCTGCCTCCGCACATGCTCAACGATACGAGCCGCTCGAATTACAACACGCTCGAGCAGGAGAACCGGCGGTACCTGGACTATTCACTGAGTCCGTGGCTCACAACCATAACCAGTCAGTGCTGGGCCAAGTTGCTGACGTCGGCCGAGCAAGAGTCTGATTCTCATTACTTCGAGCACAACACCGCCGCGCTACTTGCAGCGGACATCAGGACGACGGTGGATGTGCTGGTAACCGGCATCCAATGGGGTGTCTTCTCGGCAAACGAGGCTCGCGCAAAACTGAACATGAACCCGCGACCTGGCGGCGACGAGTTTCTGACGCCGCTCAACATGGCACAGACCGGCGACACGCCGGCCGGCGACGGGACATCGAGCGAGGCGGACCGGTCGATAAGAACGGCTGTGTGTGAGTCACTGACTGCGGCTGCGGAACGTGGGATGCGATCAGTGGGCGCGACGCTGGTGACTGCCGCCCGGAAGAAGCGGTCCAGTCGGTTTGCGTCGTGGGCCTCCGAATCGGCGGTGGACATGAGCAAGCGATTCGTGTCGCACATTGGTAGCCACGCGGCCTTGGTGTCCGAGGTATTCGGATGCGACTCAGCCGATTTCTGCGAGCGGTTGTCCGCGTTGACGGTAATGGCTCTGTTGCGATCGTGCTCGGCCGCGGCGGTCGATGGGTCGCAGGATCTACTTGCGTCGATTGAAAACGAAGTGCAGCTGTGCTTGGGCACATTATCACAGACGGTTTCCCAGGTTTTGGAGGACATAGAGAATGAGACTGGTCAATAGCGTACCCGTGCGAATCGAAACGCGGGCAGACGGCACGAAGGGACTGGTCGGTTATGCGGCGGTGTTTTACCGTGCCGACGATTCTGGGACAGAGTTTTGGCTGTGGGATAATTATGTCGAACGCATCATGCCGGGTGCCTTCGACGAGGTAGCCCAGGACGATGTGAGAGCGTTGTTTAACCACGACCCCTCGCGAGTGCTGGGCCGAGCGGCATCCAAGACGTTGTCGCTTGTCAGCGATGATACCGGCCTTCGATACGAGATTGAACTGCCGAAGACTCGAGAGGCCGAGGACCTGGCTATCCTGGTCGAGCGTGGCGACGTGACCGGTTCGAGCTTTGCGTTCACCCCGACGTCCGTCACGTACCGCGAGGAAGAGGACCTTACTGTCCGCGAGATCAACGGCGTTACGCTGTACGATGTCGGGCCTGTGACCTATCCAGCCTACGAGGCCACGTCGGTGTCCGTACGAGATGCCGACATTTGCGAGGCCAAGGTGGAACTCGAGAAGTGGCAGCGTGAACAGCGGATGGCACAGGCGGAACGTGATCGGGTGATTGTCCGTTGCGGGCTGGTCGAGAAAGACTTGACTCGCAACTTGACTTGACAGCGACTGATTAGTCGCTAAATTTCAAAATAGAGACGCCGAACCGCCAAGCACAGTAGGCGTCATTAACCAATTTGCTGCTTGACGAACGCCAAAGGCCAGTAGTCTGCGGGTAATCCCACGCAGGCCACTGGCTTTTTTGATGCCACGGCCTGATAAGGATCAGTACCGTGGATCTCAAAAAACTGCAAGAACAGCGGCAAGAGCTTGCCGTAAAGATTCGAGCGCTCGCCGACCGCCAGGAAGAATGGACGGACGAGGACCGGGCAAGTTGGGACGCGCTCAACAAAGAGTACGATGCAACAGTCGAAAAGATCGACGAACTGCGGGCAGCTGCGGAAGTCGAGGCGCGTGCGGCACTCGTGGCCGAGCAGGATGAACAACTGCAACACGAGCGATCGACCACCGTCGGCGCATCGCGTGCTGCTCGAAACGGGCAGGTAACCGAAGAGCATCGCGTACTGGCGCTTCAAGCGTGGATGCGGTACCAAAACGGTCTGGACCTGGAAGA